CCGCCGACTCCGCCGACCGCGCCATTTCATCGTTAAGCGTGCCAGCTAATTGCAATTGGCAATAATCAATGACGCCTTGCAAAGCTTTACGGACCTGATCTGCGTAGGGTTCGTTGTTATCTTTCAGCCGTTCGATCTGTACAGTGTGACGAACGATAGCAAGATGCCATTTTACCGATTCCAGATCTTTACCGATCTGTACAGCTTCGAGCAGATCAGTGCCGAACTGCGGCGCTTCTTCACGCGGAATACATTCAAAGATCGCATCCGCAAGTCGTGCAAGCCATTCAGGCCAACCAAGCTCAACGGGAAACAGCGAATGATCGTAACGGTTGAGCGTGCAGCCAACGAAGCAACCCCTATTCGATGACGAATCGAAACCTTCACCTTGAATCACTTCATCGGCTGCACGATGCGCAGCGAATCGGGTCTGATACTTGACTTTTACGGCAGGATCATTGTGATACGACAACATGGTTTGACTCCTTCGGTTGAAAGTGCGTACGATATTATCTTTTCTTCGTACGGAACGCAAGCCCGATCAGTTTAAGGGCACCGAGACCGAGCGCGCCGCCGACGCACAATACGAGCATGGCGGACGCGGCAACGGTCAACAGGTGTTCAATGTTGGCTAGCATCAGTGGATACCGTTCGACGTGAGGATGTCTGCTAACGCATGGTAAGCCTCAAGCGGGTTACGAAATGGATTGGTGCGACCTCCCCATCGTTGAAAGAACGTCTTCACGTCATCGAGCGCTTTATAAGCGGCATCGCGTTGCGCCTGCAACACTTCGACCCTTTCGGAATGCTTAAGTGACGTAGCTTCGGCAGATTCAAGCAAACGACGTGCGTCACTAAGCTGCGCGCTGAATCCTTGCAACGCTTTGTTCGCTGCCTCCAGATTATTAGCCAGTTCGCGGGCACGCTTGTTCGTTGCGTCGCGCTGTTCCTGCAGATTGGTTTTCGTTTCAGCGTCACTTGTGATCTGTTTACTCAGTGCGCGTATCGGTCTATCGAAACGGCTAAAGACTACCTGAGTGCCTACTGCGCGATGCTTTTCAAACTCTGCAGCAGCCGGCAAATGATATTGCGGATCGCACCACACGTAATACGTGCCATACGCGTAATCGGCCTGCATGTGAAATTCTTCGCATCCTAGTTCTTTCAGGATTTCGACCAATGTTTTAGGCTGGCTGGCCTTAGCGGCCTTAGAAATCCACGCTCTGATAAAGCCTTCGTCCATTACCTGCACGCCGGGTGATGTCTGCCCTGCATCGCTGATGATTGGCCGGATAGCACAACCGAAACCGGGATAGATATGCGGCGATGCAAACGGATCGAAACCGCCCATCGCCGCCTTTGTCACTTTACGCATCAATTCCTGATCCCATTCTGCCTTCGTCTTGCCGCGACGTGGTTGCGTATACGATTCGGGTGCGCGTAACTGACGTGCGATGCGTACAGCATGCTCGAAGAATGGCGCACCCGGCCGGCGTATGGTGTGGCGCAACGCCTCTGCACGTTCACGGTTGAACCTGATCAGCGCTTTGCGCATCGCTTCGACCGGATAATAGTCGCGCCGCTCGCCTGCGTTCGGCGTGGTGATCGAGCCAATACGGACATTGATCCGATGCGCAAAGATGTACTGTGCGGTCGTTTCTATCGAGTAATCTACATTAAATGCATCGTAGATCAATTGATATTCGCGCATTGATCTGCACACGCCTGTGAGCATCTGCACTTCGGCACGATAAGGGATAAGCGCGTTCATCGTGCACCCCGCACGTGACCGACCATGCGAACGTTGCGCATTGCCAGCGGTTCGATGGAAACGGTATCGACGCGAACGATAACGCCCAGGCGATGTGCTTTTGCTAACAACGCGTGTAGATCACTTCCGATAGCTGCGATTCTGATACGCACTTCGGCCTGTGCTCCCATTTCGATATCCATCTGTACATCTGGTGAATTGTCCATCGTGATCACTCCATAGGTTGATTGATACGCGCTCGATATTATCTTTTTCTGGCGCGCAGGTAAAGAAAAACCCGCCGAAGCGGGTCCGTTCATCTTCGGATGTAGCGGGGATTTAGCTCGCCGCGCCACTGGCGGCGGGTGCGTTTCCCTCAGACGTTGCACCAGTAGCAGCTTCCACAGTGCTGGCCGGCGATGCATCCGCACCATCGTTTCCCGCTTCACCAGTGGTAACGGCGCCGGCATCGGTACTGGCGGCAGGCGTAGCACCTTCCCCCGCCGTAGCGGCCTTGTGCTCGAACACCGATTCGACATCGGTCAACAGATCGTGCAGCACCGTCGCCGCTTCGTCGTAACCTTTCTCGAACAGCGCTTCGACGCGCTCGATGATCGACTCCTTGGTAGCGACGGGCGCCGGCGCGGCTGCAGCGCTATCGGCCGGATCGGACATGCTATAGGCGTGAGCGGACATGAACAGCACAGACAGGATACGCAGTTTCATACAAACCCCTTTCGAAAGGTAGGTGGAACACGCCTGATGACGTGAAACGACATGCTATTAGGTAATATCTACCATGTCAAGCATCCTATCGTCAGTAGATATTATCTATTTGAATCAGACACTTGGACTCTGGCCCTGTTGCAAAAAGATAATATCTATCCTATAGTGGCAGTGCAGCAATCCTGCTGCGTCATACGAGGTACTCATATCATGAACAAGACTCATCTGCGCACGTACGCGAATCACATCCGTTCGGCACTCGTCAATCGTCGCGACGCACTGAAGCTCGAACTGGCGGTAATGTTCGCCGTCACGCTCGAATCCGAAGGCAACAAGCGTCTTGCGCGCGAAGCGATCTATCAGGTGTATCACTCAACAGGCAGCTATCAATGCGATGCACCGCAGGCGCGCGATTGGAAGTCAGTAGGGCGGCAGATCAGTGCCGGCTTTGCGCTGTTTGATTTCATCGAGCACGATGCACCTGGTACGATCGCGACGTGGGCGAACGGCTACAAGCACGGTGACCTGATAACGGTGCTCGCCGAACACATCGCAACGTACAAGCTGGCGACGGTCAACGAGATTCTCACCGTTTGTGAAAAGGTTCGTAAGCCGTCAAGCCGTCGATCGGTGCCAGAAGGCGCGTATGAAGTGCAGACCGAACATGTTCACCTGGTGATCCCGGCCGGCGTGAAGGCCGATGAACTGATGACCGTCATCAACAAACTCATGGCGTACGCGAATACTCTGCTGGACAAGGGGCAATCGCATGAACGCAAGGCGGCATAGGTGCAATGAAAAGCGGCACATACCGTCAGATATGTGCCGCTAGTGTCGCGTTGGATGCTCGCTTACCGGCTTGTTTGCAGGACCGCTTACCGCGTATCAGGCGCACCGTCCGCATCATCGCGGCACGGGGAGATTGCACCACCTTCGGCGTTCACCACTTCTTCGGCAGACTCCCACTGACCTTGAAACGAAGATATAGCAAAGATATTATTCAGGCGCACCTTCGTGGTAACGGGCTTGCTGTACCTGATGACGTAGCTCATGATCAGCACCAGACGATTTCGCCGAAGTCGACCACACGCGCACGCGGGGCGCTTTCAACGTAACGGGAAAGGAAAACGCCGATCGCGATGTGCAGCAGGATCGGCGCGCTAAAGACGTAATCGGAATAGAACATGTCAGGCCACGTATACAAACGAATCAAGCCATTTGCGTATTGCATTTACCGTACCTGCAGGTATTTCAATCGAGCCACCATCGAGCCATACCGTACGCCGACGCAGGCGATATTTCAAATATCGAATTTTCATGCCAACTCCCCTTCGTTGTTGATGCCCGAAGTATAGAATAGATATTATCTTTTTGCAAACAAAATGCCCCTCCGCACGGCTAGGCAGGGAGGGGCGAATTCACGGCGACATGCCATGAAGGAGACAGCCTAAGATATCACAAACCGGTGAACAGCCAGCCGAACCCAACGTTACACTTCTCCGCGATCTTGACGACACTCCAGTAGTTCGGATAGCTGTCACCGTGCTCCCAATGCTGCACGGACTCGTAATGTGTTTCGATGAACGCGGCGAACTGCGTGCGGTTCATCCCCAGCTTGGCCCGTAACTGCATCAGACGTGCGCCGAACGCCTTGTAATCGGCTGCTCTGCTCATGCTGCGCGCTCGATGCGGAAACGGGACGAATGGACGTTGCGGAACCAGTGAACGCGCGCCAGACGAAAAGCCCGCAATGCCGTTGGCGCATCGATGATCGCAGCGGGACGCGGTTCGTTGGGCATCCCCATCAGGTACAGTTCGAAGCGGATCATAGTGCACGCGCCGCAGCGATCAGACGCGGCCTGTAGAGTTCATCCGATTCGAGCGCGAACGATACGCCGCGCCTGCCCGTGTTGAGCGCCCGTCCTGCCGTATCCAGATCGACGCCGCCTGCGCGTTCGAGACCTAGCACGAAGTCCTGAATCAGCGAAACGCGGTACATGCCGTCCGCCGCCCTGATTGCGTTCACTGCGGCCTGCTGGCGCGCACCACGCGTAACCGGATGATCGCCGATCGCCTGCAGTCCCGCGTTGATGTACTTGCGGATCACGCGCTCTATCTCTGCGGCCGGCTGCTGACCCATCAGCGCCAGTTCAGCCGCGCATGCCTTCACATCCATGATGTTCCCCTAGAAACGATACGTTGCCATGATGACCTGTGCGGCACGTGCGAGACCCGGCGTGCCGTTAGACCAGTCTTCCTTGATCTGATAATAACGATAGGATATCGCAAGCGGACCGCGCGCAACGGATGCACCTACGACATATCCAAGCTGCACCTTGCCGGGACTGCGCATGTTCACCCATTCATCGCCGAGCGTGTACAGCGATTCGTGCCACGTCTGCACGTACGCCCACATGCCGGCTTCGGCACCAATGCGCCATCCGTGATACGTATACCCGATATCGAGCGTGAGCGGCACGCCCTGTGTATGACCTTGCCCATTGAACGGACTGAAGCGTTCGCCCGCGTAGTTGACGATGCTATGCGTAGTGGCGTTGTACTGGTTATCCGGCACACCGAGCACCGATGCGCTGTACGAACCGAGATAGACGTAATCGGCATGCCAGCGAACATCAACGGCGCCATGCGTGTAGATCAGACCCGTGAGTCCGCCCATGATCGCGACGGTGTTCTTTTCTTCGTGGTTGCTGCGCGCACCTTCCTGAATCCAGGTGCCGTCGCCAAGGTCTGAGATATGCGACGCGCCAATACCGGCTTCGAACTGGAACCAGTCCTGCGCGTGAGCTACGGTGACGCTCGATGCTGCGATTACTGCCGCTGCGATGATACGTTTCATGATGAACCCCCGATCAAAAGTTTGTGAAATAGATAATATCTTTTTGATCGGGGGAATACAACTATTGTTTGCCCCCACCATCCATCCATTCCTTGTACTTTGCCGCCGCTTCGTCGGGCGTTAGCGTGATCACGGTAGGTGCGTTGTTCACTGCGGACCCGTCCGGGTTCTGTAGCACGACGGTTTGCTTGAAGCCGCCGAGCATCTGGCCGGCCTTCGTGAGCGCGTCCTGCTGGTTGCGAAACCGTATCTCGATACCGTCTTTGGTCACCTTCACGCGCTCGATCAGGCGACGGTCTTCTGGCGTCAGTTGTGTTGTATCCGCAATGAATACGTCGGGCTTGCCTTCGCCCCTGCAGTGCGGGCACGCTGGGTGCGGCGGCGCGTTGAATGCGAACCCGTACCCGCCATCGTCGGACGGTAACGGGCGTTCCTTCTGCGGCGGCCGGCGCGAGCGTCTGACTGCGTTGTCCTCCTTCGCTTCGGTCAGGGCATGCTGGTATTCATTCTGGTCGCGCCATTGATAGCGATGTTTCACACCATGACAGTAACGGCAGTTAAGGCGCCGATGCTGCACGATCTTTCCGGGGTCCGCGAACGCGACACGCAGGAATTCGTTCGCAACGTCCGTCACGCCAAGAATTGACGCTGCGCTCGCTTCGGCGCGCCGTCTTTTGATTTCCTCGTCAACTTCTGGATCATGGCGCAAATTGTATGCACGGCTATACACCGTGCGTTCCTTCATCCGCGCAACATCATAATTTTGCCGATACGCTTCCGTCACGTTCACGCCATCGCATATCGCAACGATGAAATTTAGCTGTTTGTCCGTAAGTGCCATCTTGCACGCTCCATCAACTGGTAAAGAAACTGGTAAAACGCTGCGAAGGCCGTCCGGTAAGGATTAGAGCCTTCTATATACTTTTTCTTTACCAGTTATAAAAAAGAAAGTGGTAAAGCTGTAAGCCATATCCAGCAATGGTTTCAGCCAATCCTTACCACTTTTACCAGAATAATAGCAACTGTTTCTTCGGTGAAAGTCGCATGTAATCACTTTGCATACCGTAGATTCGCCCTGTGGTCCGCCGGACTACCCCTAAAAAATGGGTAAAAGCGGTAATGTGGTAAAGATCAACGCACTATCCGCACGTGATAAATGCGGTTTGCTACCCTGTTGCACTTCCTTGCATGAAGTAACCACCGGTTGAAAGCCTGCATGGTCCCCAACGGTTCATTGTTGCGCAGGCACCATGTTTCATATGATCCGCGTACAGACAGATACTGTGACTTGTAGCCATGTTCGTACACCGCGCATTCATTCCACCAACGCTCATAATTTTCCACGATCTACCCCTGCAACTTGATGCGTCTATAAAATCTGCCAAACGGACGTGCACCGATCATCAACAGCCAGCGATGATGCTTGGTTTTTGATCCAACATCATTATTGTGATCAGCGCACCATTTCTCCCACGATGACCATGCCGCCTTGCGCTCAGTCAGTCCGTGATCGACAAACCGCAGCGTTGCACGGAACCACGCAGCGCGTTCAACATCGATATCATCCATTGAACGTTACCTCTGCAGCAGATTTAAGACGCACGCCAAGCCAGCAACGCCCCTTGATCCCCATCTTGTGCTGTGCGTACGTAAAGCCATCCCGACCATTCAGTTTGCGCGTAAGCGATGTCTTGGTGGACACGTACCGCAGATCGCCCGTACGCTGCGCGAACTGTGACCACGACGTGAACAGGTCCGCAGCGCTCACTGCGTACGCAGGATCGAATTCAAGCCATGTATCGATCCACTCTTTCAGGATATCCATGTCATCGCGATAGGAACTGGCCGCGTTTTCAATGCGTCGCGGTCGCATCAGACCGACCGCCTGATATTCAATAGCGCCTTCGACCAGCCAGCGCAGGACGCCGGGTAGTTCGGTAGCGATGCGCTCGCCACGGTGAATGTCTTCCTTCAGGTGGGGGTCTTTGCGAAAGTTGCGCTCGAACGGGATCATCAGAATGCGTCCCCATATGCCGTCATCGCTACCCTTGATAATCGGCTTGTGGTTAGTCGACATCACCGCAACGAAACGCGGCAGATAGGTGAGTGACTGTTTGGCCTGCACACCGCGCGCCGTGATAGGGTCATCACCCGTGAGCGATTTAACGATCGCCTCACGAAGGTGGGCGTTTTCGTCTACTTCGCTGATGGTGAGCATGCGCGCACCGCGCAGGCGCACAAGGTCTTCACGTGGACCACCTGCAGCGGAACCACGTTCGCCGTCTATCGTTGTGAACGTACCGGATGCAGCGTTGGCAGAGTAGGTGCCAAGCGTCTGCGCAATGGTGTTGATGATGGTTGACTTGCCGTTACGCCCGCGTCCGTACGGAATGATCAGCACATGCTCACGCGGTTGACCGAGCAGGGTATAGCCCATCAACCGTTTGAAGAATGTCACCATTTCGATATCATCGAAGAATGCTTCACGCACGGTCTGTTTGAACCACGGGCAATCGGCCGCAGGATCGTAGTCAACCCGCACATACTGGGTGATGCGGTGATTCTTGTCAGGCGGCAGAAGCGCGCCCGTCTGCAGATCGATGATGCCGTTAGGCGCGCCCATTACTGCCGTGTTCGCATCGAGCAGTGCAGCGCGAACGAACACACGCGGCTCGGACTGCGCGAGCATCACCATGTTTCGAACCATGTTGTTTTTCTGGCTATCCGCCGCCCACGCCATCAGACGTGCACGCATCTCCTCGTTTTCTTCGGCGCGTGCTTCCTCAAATATTGAATCGATCGTTTCCTTGGCGAGAAACGATACGGCGCGGGCGGACATCAGCGTCCATTGCCGCTCATCCCACTTGTACCATTGTTCGGTCTCATCAACGAACATCAACGAAGCGCCGTAGCGATCCATCATGCGCGCGACGTTGCCGAATTCGGTGCAGTCACGGTGCTGGCCTGCGGCAAGCTGCGGCCGTTCGGGCAGCAGTATCGCGCGGCACCACTGGATACGCTTCTTTACCTGAATTTCATCGAACCGCTGATGCAGATCATGCGCGAGTGATTCAGCCAGATCATCGGTTAAGCGCGGGTCTGCTTTCGCAGCGAGCGCCGCCGTTTCGAGTTCACCAGCGTCCGTCGCATGAGCAAACGCTGCGCGATGCTGCGTGAGGCAAGCCTGTTTCGCGGGGTCCGCCGTGGTGACGGTGACGGTGACGATGGGAGTATCCGTACTCCGTAGGTGTCCCGCCATGCCAACCACTGTTGCGGTATCGGGTCCGTACGCGGCGTGCTGTTGCGCGATAGTAACCGGTTCACTTGGGCTTCTTTGCGCACCGTAGACCGGGCGCCCTTCAGCGTGAGCAATACGGAACTGACGCAGGATCGAGTAGCGGATATAAGTGTCTTTACCACGTTGGGACTCCCATTTGTCACGGTAGAGTGCGGAGCGACGCGCGATACGTTCAGTACGGATAGCATCGCGGCCGGTCCAGAAAGACAGTGCGCCGATCAATGCGAAGTCCATGTCCGACGCGCCGGCATACAGTCTGGTGAGCGTTTCCATGTTTCCATCGAACAGGTCTGAGAACGTGGCGCGCTCCGCAGGCAGACCAGCGAACACTGCAGCAGCGTCCATACGTTCCGCACGCCGCATACGCGCTATCAGTTCGTCATCGTCGGCGGGACCGTTGTACGATGCGTGCGGCCGGTCGAATTCACTATCGAGCACTTCACCCGGCAACGCCTGCGGCGGGAAGTAATTTGCGACCAGCCATGCGACCGCAGAACTGTGATCCGTATCGGCGTTCCCAAAGAACTGACCGGAAAGACCGAACGCAACGCCGCGTTTGTCGTTATAGAATTCAAGACCGTCACCGATACCCTTGATACCTTTACGACGGTGCTCAGGTACGGCACCGCGTCCGAACAGGTGCAGACCCGTGCCGCTCGATGACCATTCCCATGCAGCGCCATTGAAGCCGGCTGCAAGCTGCTGCGCGAGCGGCGTGAGTTTTCCATCGGTCACGCATTTGTCCAGATCGAAAAACCAGTACCCGGTATCGAGCGTTAGCCAGAAGCCCAACGTATAGGCGTGGCCATCATTGCGGGTGCGTAGCGTTTGAAGTGTGTTTCGGGCGTTGGCGAAGGTTTGCCAGTTGGATGAATCCGATGCGTCCATGCGGTACTTCGAACCATCGGAATAGCACGGCATTTTCTGAAACTTGTTTTCTTCCTGATCCCACGTAAGACGCCAGACGAACCATTGCGGAATGGCGAGCATTCCACCCAATGCGTTAATTGTGTCCATGTTCCCTCAAACGTAAAACGGGCGCCCATCAGACGCCCACGTGTACTGCTGCGTAACCCCGTTGGTGCTTAGAAATACGGCTTGTCGAGTCCACGCCATGCGCCGATCGACACGAAGGCCAGCGTAACGGGACTGCCTTTATAGTACTCGAAGCGCCCCGTATCGTTGTTCCACCACCAGTTACGATCGGCTTCGGTATCGTTGGGAAACTTGATATGAAAGAACCCTTCGCGTTGCGGCGGCAGGTCCGATATCCATCCCGTTAGCTGCGGTTCGTCGTGCGGCGCGAGCGTGCCGGCCGCGATGTCTAGCTCGAACTGTGTCGTCTTCTTCGGCACCAGACCCGGCACGGTGAGCGTCGCTACCAGGTTGAGAATGTTATGCACCGCGCCGCACAGATCGCAGCGATGTGCCAGTGGCGTATGACGGTGCGTGTGCACGTACATGCTGAATTCGTGAAACTTGCT